ATCCCGCCGCGCACCGCGCGCTGCTGGAGCGGCTGTGCGACGAATACGACGGGTGGGCCATCGCCACCAGTCCGGACGGACTGGCGGCGTACGGATCGCTGCCGATCGGTTGCAGGATCATGGCGTGGGTCAAACCGAACGCTATTCCCGGATCGCACCGCCTGCGTTCAATGTGGGAACCGGTGATCCTGTTCCCGCCGACCGGCCGTCGCTCCAACCGTGGCGGCGTCGGTGCACTGCCCGACGTTCTGACCGCGCCGGCGCCGCGCCGCGGGTTCCATGGCGCCAAACCCGAGGCTTGGACCGTATGGGTACTGCAAGCGCTCGGGTTCGACCCTAGCCTCGACACCATCGACGACCTGTTCGCAGGATCGGGGAATGTACAGGCCGCTATCGACAGGTTCGCCGGTCCCGATCACGTACCCGCACCGGTCGATACCCTGGACGTTCCTCTCCCGCTTGGAGATCTCCTGTGACGACGATCCTTGGCCTGGGCGCCGGCGCCCTGTTCGCTATCGGCGCCCTCGCGGTGTTCTCACCGGGCCTGCGGGTCCGCCTTCGGCGATCGCTCGCGCCCGTGGCCGCCGCAGTGATCGCGCTGGTGCTGGTCTCGAGCTACCTGGACCACTCATGAACGGCTGCTCATGCGGGGACGGCCTGTGCGCCGACTGCGCCCGCGACATGCGCCGGGCGATCCTGTCCGTTCGCCAGCTCCACCGCCCGATCAAACGATCGGCGCACGGCCTCGAGGTCTGCAAAGGCTGCTCTGAGGCGGGCCGCATCGGCATGGCCGCGCCGACCGCGCGGCTCGCCGGCGTCGCCTACCCGTGCGCCACGATCCGCGCCCTCGACGGCGCCGACTAGAGCGCCACCAGATCCGGGCGCGGCGGCGGCAACGTGCGCGCCAGGTGCACGGCGCCGGCCGCGGCGTAGGCGCCGTCAATCGGGCTCGCGCCCTTGCGTCCGAATACCCAAACGTCCCCCCTCCACAGCCTTTGCGCCGCGCCGACGTGCTGATTCAGCATCTCGTCATCGGGGTGAACGACGTCCCCGGCGGCGACGGCATCGGCGAAGCCCATGCAGACCGGCGCGACGTCGCCTTTGATCTCCTCGATGGCGACCCGCCGCGGCGGCCAGCCGCGGTGCCCGCGGTCGGCCATATCGGCGGCGATGGCGGCCGCGGGCCCGGCCGGGAACCAGCCGATCACGCGAGGCTTCAACCGCGCGACCAGGCCGGGCAGGTCCGCGCGGAGGGCTTTCGTGCACCCGAAGCCGTCCCACGCCTCTACGACCTCGAGGTGAACCCTCTTGTCGTCCAGGACCGCGGCGGCCGCCAGCGTCGCGTGTGAGCCGTCGAGCGCGACGTCGACGCACAAGGCCAGCCGTTTCCGGTGATCCGCGAGGTTGACGGGCCGGTCGGTGCCGCGCGCTTCCCACGCGTCCGGGTCGACGGCCGGGTCGAGCAGGTGCACGCGCTGGCACATGACCTCAGTGCGGAAGCCGGCGAGCTCTTCGCCGCCGGCGGCCTTGGCGCGCAGTCCGGCGCCGATCAGCGCATCGGGGTCGATGCGGTACCCGAGGTTCGGGTTCGCCGCGGCGAGCGCCGCCAGGTCCGTAGGGTCGGCGCCTCGAGGCGCCGACCACTCGAGCAGGCCGAGGCGCGGGTCCCCGCGCCCGGTCTCGATGAATTCCTGCGCGGCGCCGTGCAGGGAATCCAGGACCACCGAAGTGTCGTCGCCTTGGTTCGAGATCGCGATCGCCTGGCCGTCGCGGACCGCGTTCATGGCGTTCGTGGCCGCGTTCCATGCATTCCAGTGCGCGTGTTCTCGCAGCTCGTCCAGCATCAATCGGTGCACGGTGAGCGAGCGGCCCGCGCGCCGGTTCGTCGCCGCAATCTTGTACTTCGACCCCGCCGCGGTCACCAGCATCTCCGACCCCGCCGCGGACCACACCGGCTTGGGCCCGAGCTCGGCCGAGAGCATCGGGTGATCGGTCACGAAGTCGCAGAGCTCTTGCCAGACGCCTTTGGCGTAGTCGCGGTTCGTCGACGTCCCGAGGACTAGCGGCACCTGCTCGATGAACATCCAGTAGAGACTGAGGACCTTCGCCAGGTATGTCTTGCCGTTCTGCCGGGCCACCAGGATGAGCACGATCCGGAAGCGCGGCCGACCGTCCGGCAGTAGCTCGCCAAGGTGAATGACGGCCCACTGCTCCCAAGGGTCGAGCGGCATTCCGATGTCCTCGGCGAACTCGATGACGTCGAACCCGAAGCTGGTCTCAGGTGTCAGCTCCACTAGTGGAGGTGTCCAGATTCGAGGCGTGACGCTTCCGAATATCCCGCTCGCGGCGGCGTCGTTCGAGTGGAGTCTCACCAACGGGTCCGCCACTGGTACCCCTCTTAATCGTGCTGCGCGCCAACGGGGTCATGCCCAAGGCGTCTAGGCACGTGAGCAGTTTCGACCCAAGATCCTTCAACGTGTCCGCGTCGCCGGCGTCGATGGCGTCCGCGTAGGCGCGCGCGAGGGCAACCGCCGCTCTGTCCGAATCGGACACAGGTGTCAGCTCTAGAGCAGCATCGAGTGTTTCGCGGAGATCGCCCACATGCGCCACCCCCCTTGAAGATCCGCGTACTCGCGTACGAAAAACAGGCACGTTCACTGCTAGGGTATGGCCTATGAGGTGGCCATGGAAGCGACGGCCGAGCAACGCAATCTCGATCTCTGATCCAGCACTTGCGGCGCTGTTCGGCGCGGGCCCTTCGGACGCCGGGGTCGAAGTCACAGAGGATTCGTCGCTGGGTGTCGCCGCGATCTGGCGGGCGGTGTCGCTGATCGCCGGTTCGATCGCCGGCCTTCCGCTGCAGACCTTCCGAACGATCGACCAGGAGGGCCGCACACTCCACGTGTCGAGCTTCCTCGACGAACGCCCCGGCGGGCCCATGTGCGACCTGACGCCGTTCGAGTGGACGGAAACGATGCTGTTGCACGGCCTGTTGCACGGGAACGCCTACCTGGCGCACGTGTTCAACGGCGCCGGCGCGATCATCGGCCTAGTCCCGTTCCACCCCATGGCCGTGACGCCCGAGTGGGAACGCCTCGACGGCCGGCTCACGGGCCGCAAGGTGTTCACCGTCAACACCGGCGACGGCCGTCTCACGCAGTTCGACGAATCCACGATGACGCATGTCCCCGGCCTGTCCTCGGACGGCCTGCGCGGGTACTCGCCATTGTGGGTAGCGCGCAACAGTTTCGGGAAGTCGATCGCGGCCGCGCGCGCGGCCGCGCGGATGTTCTCCAACGGCGCCATGATCTCGGGCATGGTGACCTCTGACGAGGACATCGACGAGACCGAGGCCAACCAGATCAAGGCCTCGGTGGACCGGGCCGTGTCCGGCTGGGAGAACGCGGGCCAGATCGCGGTATTCAACCGCAAGTTGAAGTTCACGCCCTGGACTATGACCTCGGCCGACGCGCAGTTCCTCGAATCGCGCGTGTTCGAGGTCGAAGAAATCGCACGATGGTTCGGGCTCCTGCCTATCCACCTGTCGCAGACCGAGAAGCAAACGTCCTGGGGAACCGGCGTCGCCGAGCAGCACCGAGGCCTCGCGCGGTTCACCTTCCAGCCCTGGACGACCCGCATCGAGCAGCGCGTATCGCGGGTGCTGGCGAAGCCTCGGTTCGTCCGCTACGACTACGGCCAGATGTTGCGGCCCGCGCCCGAGCAGGAAATCCCGCTCATCATCCAGCAGGTCAGCGCCGGATTGATGACCCCGAACGAAGGACGGCGCAAGCTCGGCCTGGACACGGTCACCGGCGGCGACGAGCTGCGCGCGCCGACCGCGCCGGCGCCCTCGACTGAATCCGAACCCGAGACCGAGGGCGTGCCCGCATGATCGACACCGCGAAACTCATCAGCCTGGCCGTCGACGGACAGGCCCGCGCGCGCGCCCTGCAGCGCCGGGCCGCGCCGACCGCGGCGGCCGCGCCGGACTGGTGGCGGATCAAAGGCGCCGACACCGACCGCGCCGAGGTGTTCATCTATGGCGCTATCTCCGACTGGTACGGCGACGTCAACGCGGCCGACTTCGTCCAGGCCCTCGCGCAGATCTCGGCGCCGTCGATCGACCTCCGCGTCAACTCACCGGGCGGGCTCGTGTTCGACGCCGTCGCGATCTACACCGCGCTGCGCGAGCACTCCGCGCGCGTCGACGTCCGCATCGACGGGATCGCCGCCTCGGCCGCGAGCTTCATTGCCCAAGCCGGCGACACGATCGCGATCGCCCGGCCGGCGCGGATGATGATCCACGACGCGCAGGGCTTCACCATGGGCGGGCCCGCCGAGCACCGCGACATGTTGGAGCTCCTGGACGACCTCTCGGACATGATCGCCGAGATCTACGCCGACCGCGCCGGCGGCACCGTGGCCGACTGGCGCGAGCCCATGAAGGCCACCACTTGGTACTCCTCGGCCGCCGCGGTGGAGGCCGGCCTAGCGGACACGGTCACCGGCGACGCCGGCGGCGACGAAGACGACGGCGATGCGGCCACCGCCCGCGCCAGCCAGCTAGTGCGGGCACGTGCCCGCGTCACCCTAGGGAAGGCCACATGAGGACCGTAGAAGACATCCAGGCGGCCATGACGGCGATCGTTGCCGGCGCCGTCGACGACAAGGGCCAGAAGCGCAACCTCACGCCCGACGAGATCACCTCCTATGAGGACCTCGAGGCCGAGCTTGCCTCGACGAACGCCTCGGCGCAGGTCCTCGCGCGCAACAACGCGTACAACATGCCGGTCAACGCGCCGTACGTCGACACCTCGACGCGTGTCGATGACGGACTCGAGAAGGCGTACGACAACTATCTGCGCACCGGCCAGCCGAACGCCGATATCTCGAGCCTGCGCGTGAGCAACGCGCAGGGCGAAGGCACCGGCGCCGCCGGCGGCTACATGGTGCCGCCGGGGTTCCGGCAGAAGATCGTCGAACGCATGGTCGCGTTCGGCGGATTCGCGGCCGAGGCCGAGTCGTTCGCGACGTCGACGGGCAACCCCATCGAGTACCCGACACTCGACGACACCGCGAACGAAGGCACCATCACCGCCGAGGGCGCGGCCGCCGAGGACGGCGCCGACCTCACCTTCGGGGACGTCAAGCTCGGCGCGTACAAGTACACGAGCTCGGGCGCCGACGACCTGCCCGTCCGCGTCCCCGTCGAGCTCCTGCAGGACTCCGCCTTCGACGTCCAGGCCCTCGTGTCGCGCGCGCTCGGTACCCGCATCGCCCGGGCGCAGGCGCGGCACTGGATCACCGGCAACGGTGTGGGCCAGCCCAGGGGGATCGTGGCGGCCAGCCTCACCGCGGACCGCAACCTCGACACCGACGACACGCCCGACTATGAGGACTTGGTCGAATTCCAGGACATGCTGGACGAGTCCTACGAGCCCAACGCGAAGTGGCTCATGAACAAATCGACCTGGACCGCGCTTCGCCTGATCGTCGACACGAACGGCCGCCCGATCATCCAGAGCTCCACCGAAGGCATCACCGGCAAGCCGCAGCGGATGCTGCTCAACTCCCCGGTGATCTTCGATCCGGCCATGCCCACGATCTCCACGACCGCCGACACCAAGATCCTGGCGTACGGCGACTTCCGGGAGAGCTACGTCATCCGCCGCGTGGCGTCGCTGGTGATCGTCATCGACCCCTACAGCCGCTCCCGCTACGGGCAGGTCGAATACACCGCCTGGGAGCGCGCGGACGGCAACATCCAGAACCGCGACTCCTACAAGATCATGACGAACGCCTCAGCGGCGTAGGGAAAGAGGGACCCCCATGGCAGACACGATCCGCTGGGACATGGCCGGCGCCGAGCTCCTCGGCTCCTCGAAGGTCACGATCTCCAGCGCCACCACGACCAGCTTCGACTTCGGCACGCCGAACGATATCGATCTCGCGAACGAAGCCAACTACGACCACGGGGACCGCATCATGGTGATCCTCTCGGCGTCGACGGCGGGCACCACCGATTCGCTGACGTGGGTCATCGAGGACGCGCCCGACTCCTCGGGTTCGATCGGCACGACCGCGGCCGCCGAAGTCTCGTTCATCACCGGCGCGCTGGCCGAGACCACCGGCGACGCGTTCACCGTGGCCGCGGTGCGCCTCAAACCGGGCCGGCCGTGGCTGCGCGTGCGCGTGACGTCCTCGGGCGCTACGGACACGTTCGTCACGCACGCCATCGTGCTGGCCGTCCCCTCGAGCCTGTAGCGGCGGCACGTGATGGGCTGGGCACCGGATTACGCAGAGCTGGGGGAGGCGCGCGAGTACGTCACGCATCATTCCTCCACTGTGGATGATTCGTTCATCGGCCTGGACCTCACGGCCGCCTCACGGGCCGTCGACCGGGCCACGAACCGGCAGTTCGGCCTGATCGACGCGCCAGAGGAACGCTTCTATACGCCGCGCTTCGACCGGCGGCGGGTCCGCTGGGTCATCGAGTTCGACGACCTCATGACGACGACCGGATTCGACCCGCAGCTGCAGGACGAGAACGGGGTCGAGCTCGGTGCGATCGACGACTACGTCCTCGAGCCGCGCAACGCGGCCGCCGAGGGCCGCCCCTGGGAGCGCATGATCGTGCGCCCTACGTCGACGTACCAACCGACCGGCCTAGTCGACCAGGCGGCATTCACGGGCCGCTGGGGATGGACTGAGGTCCCCGACCCGGTCAAGCAGGCGACGCTGTTGCAGACCTCGAGGTTCACCGCTCGCCGGAACGCGCCGTTCGGGATCGCCGGTTCGCCCGACGAAGGCTCGGAAATGCGGCTCCTGGCGCGCCTCGACCCTGACGTGGCCGTGGTCGTCGGCGCGTATCGGCGCTGGTGGGCGGCGGCATGATCCTCTCCGATGTGATGGACGACGTAGCCGGGCGCCTGGCCATGATCGAAGGCCTTCGGACGTTCCCGTATCCGCCGGACAAGCTGGAGCCGCCGGCGGCCGTCGTGTCCTATCCCGAGTCCTACCGCTATGACGGCACCTACGGGCGCGGGTCCGACGTCCTGCAGCTGCCCGTGGTGGCCGTCGTGGGCCGCGCCGTCGACCGGGCCGCGCGCGACCTGCTCTCGGTCTACGTCGACGGCGACGGCCCCCAGTCGTTGAAGCGGGTCCTGGAGTCGAAGGACCTGCCCGCGTACACCGCGTTCGACTCGGTCCGCGTGACCGGAGTTGAGTTCGACGTGGTCACCATCGGCGGCGTCGACTATGTCGCCGCACTCTTCGACCTCGACATCATCGGAATTGGGAGCGTCTAAATGGCCTTCACACACTCGAAAGACACCGTCATCACGCTGGGCGGGCAGGACATCTCCGTCTACTGCAACACCTCGAGTCTCGAGCGGTCCGCGACCAGTCACGACCTCACGACGTACGGCAAGGATGCCAAGGTCAAGCAGGGCGGCCTACTGGACGGTAACGCCTCTATCGGCGGTTGGTACGACAACACCGCGGCGGGCCCGCAGGACATCATCGACCCCATGGTGGGAACGGTGGTCGAACTCGTCCGGCGCCCGGAGGGGACCGGTTCGGGCCTGCCCCAGCAGACCGTAGACGTGCTGGTGCAGAACTACGTCGAGACCGCGCCGATCGACGACTACATCCAGTGGACGGCAAAACTCGAGCTGTCCGACGACGTCGTCAAGATCAACCAGTCCTAAGGAGACCCCCCATGGCCCTGTCAACGAAGATCCTCACGCAGGTGGTGGCCACGCTCACGGATGCGCTGGACCTGTCGACGGCAACCGACCCGCTCTCCTACGCCTACCGCCAGACCCTGACCTCAGGCACCGGCGCGAACCAGGCGGACATGCTCTGGCACGACACACGGACGCTGGCCGCCTCGGGCACCGAGGACCTCGACCTTGCCGGCGTCCTGGTCAACGGCCTGGGCGACACGCAGACATTCGCGCGGGTAAAGGCCATCTTCGTCACCGCGGCCGCGGGCAACACCAACAACGTCAACGTCACGCGCCCGGCGGCCAACGGCGTGCCGCTGTTCCTGGCTGCCGGCGACGGGGTCGCAGTGCGCCCGGGCGGCATGTTCGCCGCCGTCGCGCCGGACGCGACCGGGTACGCGGTCACCGGCGCCACCGGTGACCTGCTCACGGTCACGAACTCCGCGGCGGGCACCTCGGTCACGTACAGCGTGATCGTGATCGGAGCGTCCGCATGACCGAGCACGACGTCGAAGACGTCCCGCTTGCCTCGGCGGAGTTCCTCACCGCCAAGCGCGAGAGCGGCACACCCTCGGGCTTCCCTGAGGACTTCGTCATCATCGACGGCCCCGAAGGGCCCCTCAAGGTGCACGTGCGCGGCCTGTCGCGGCATGAGGTCCTGCACGTCCAAAACCAGAAAGGCGCGGCCGCCGTCGAGCAGATGACCGTGTCCCTCGGTCTCCTGGCGCCGAGAATGACCGTCGAGCAGGTCAAGGCCTGGCAGAAATCGTCCGTGGGCGCCGAGCTCGACCCGGTGACCGAGCGCATCGGACAGCTGTCGGGCATGTTGCAGGGCTCGCGCAAAGAGGCCATGAAGGAGATGCTCGCCGACCCCGGCACCGAGTTTCCCGTACTTCCTGGCGACGAAACTCGGGATGACCGTGGCGCGGATGAACCTCGAGATGCCGCATAGCGAGTTCATCTACTGGCAGGCCTATTACGCGCGCAAAGCGCAGCGGCAGCAGCTCGCCGAGCTGAGCGCGAGGGCGCCGGGAGGCCGGCGGTAGGGAAGGGAACGACATGCCCGAGGCGATCCGTATTGAAGGCCTGTCGCAGTTCCGCGCGGGCCTCAAGCGTATGGACAAGGACCTGCCCAAGGGCATCCGTGTGGCCCTGAACGGCGTAGTAGACATCGTTGTTGAGGACGCGCGGCCGCGCGTCCCTCGGCGCTCGGGGCGGGCCGCAGCGTCGCTGAAAGCACAGTCGACACAGTCGAAGGCGCGTATCAAGGCCGGCGGCAACCGCGCGCCCTATTTCCCTTGGCTGGACTTCGGCGGCCGCACCGGTCGCAACCGCTCGCAAGTGCGCCCGTTCTACAAGAAGGGCCGGTACGTGTGGCTGTCGTTCGCTGACAAGCGATCCGAGATCACGGCCGCACTCGACGGCGCCCTCGCCGACGTCGCGCGCGGCGCCGGACTGGAGGTCACCCGTGGCTAACGAAGTCAAACTCACCTTCGCCGGCGACGCCAAGCAGCTGCAGAAGACCACGGCCGACGTCGACACCTCGGCCAGCCGCATGGCCGCCTCGGTCGACGGTTCGTCATCGAAGATGACCGGCGCGTTCGACAAGATGAACTCGGCGTCGGTGTTCCTGACCGAGGGCATCGGCCAGCTCGGCGACGCCGTAGGCGCCCTGACCGAGCTGCAGCGCTCCGGTGAGGTCCGCGCCGACCGGATCGCCCGCGCACAGCTGGACGTGGCACAGGCCGCGCAGGACCTCGACCAGGCCCTCGCAGACACGCGCCAGTCAACGCTGGACCTGGCGCAGGCGCAGCGCGATTCCGTCCAGGCCGGCCTGGACGTCGAGCAGGCCATGCTGGACGCCGAGCAGGCCCAAGCGGACTACAACGCCGCGGTCTCCGAGTTCGGCGCGGATTCGATCGAAGCGAGGCAGGCGCAACTGGACCTGGCGCAGGCCGGCGAAGACGTCGAGCAGGCGCAGCTGGACGCCTCGCAGGCGTCAGCGGACGCCTCGCAGGCCTTGCTTGACCAGGAACAGGCCGCGCTGGACGCTACGGACGCGCAGATCGCGATGAACGAGACGCAGCGCGACGCGATCCCGCCCACGGTCATCGAGGAATGGGCCGACAAGGTGTCGACGCTGTCCCCGATCCTGTTCACCGCGATCGGTGCCATGCAGTTGTTCGCGGGGACCACGGCCGGCGCGGCGGCCAAGGCCGGCATCGCGAAGGTGGCCATGATCGTGTGGGCCGGCGCGCAATGGCTGCTAAACATAGCCATGATGGCGAACCCGATCATTCTGATCATTACGGCGATCATTGCCCTAATCGCCATCATCGTACTGATAGCCACCAAAACCACATGGTTTCAGGACATATGGAAACTCTTTGTCAAGAGTGTCAACCTGCAGATTGACTGGATGAAAGAGAAGTTCGGCGGCTGGTGGGACAAAATCCGAAGCCTGTTCGACAAGGCAAAAGACAAGATAACGGGCCTTCCGGGCAAAATTTCCTCATCTTTTTCGGGCCTGTTCTCGATCATCACCGCGCCGTTCCGGTCCGCGTTCAACTTCATCTCGGACGCGTGGAACAACACGATCGGCTCACTCTCCTGGACCGTTCCGAGCTGGGTGCCGTACGTGGGCGGCAACTCGATCTCTGTCCCGAACCTGCCGAAGTTCCACTCGGGCATCAATCGCGTGCCCGGGCCTGCAGGTTCGGAGATGATGGCGATCCTGCAGGCCGGCGAGCAGGTCACGCCCGCCGGCGCCGACACGCGCACGGTCATTGAGATCCGCTCGGGAGGTTCACAGTTCGATGACCTACTTGTCGAAGTCATTGCTCGCACTATTGCTCGCCGCGGCGGCAATGCTCAAGTGGTCCTCGGGCGGTCCTGACATGGCGATCACGCACGATGTCACCGTCGAGTTGTTCTACTCGGGCGCCTGGAACGACCACAGCTCGACTGAGGAGGTCTACACCGGGGACGCGACGCACGGGCAGGACATCAAGATCACGATCGGCGGGCAGGCCGAGTCCGGCGGGATCACGCCCGCCACGGCGAGCCTCACCTTCCGGTCCTGGCGGTTCAACCCCGACAACGTCGGCGGCGACCTGTACGGCCTGATCGGAAGGAACACGCCGATCCGGATCACCGTCGACGGCGACGTCCGCTTCGTCGGCGAAGTCGCGTCCTGGCAACCTGGGCAGTCCCTCGGCGGTGACGTCCAGGTTCCCGACCGTTGGGTCGAAGTCGAAGCCGGCGGCGAGCTGCGCCGTATCGAGGCCGGCACCGACCCGCTGCCCTCGAGCCTGCGCACGTTCTACCTCAATACCAGCCCCGAACCGCTCGCCTACTGGCCGCTTGACCCCGGCGAGCTCTCAGGCGCCGCGCTGCCAGCCTTCGGCGCGGGCACGTTCGACCAGTCCACAAACAAGGTCTCGAGCCTCACCGGTGCAGATATCGCGCCGTGGCTCGAGTCCGGCGTCGGGATGAGCAAAGGCATCAACGTGTCCGGCCGTGTCTTCATGGCTTCGGAAGAGCCCGCTACCTGGACCGTCGACGGCATGTTCCGCTCCACCGACTCCTCACGAGACTGGGCACTCGAGATGGACGGCAACTCGACGAACGGCAGTGACGAACGCATTGACTGGATCATCGCGTTCGAGATCGCCACAGGCCTGTTTCAGATCGGCGGCCGCTTCGTCGGGCCAAGCGGCACGACCGGATTCGTGTCCGACTCGGGATCGTTCGCCATCGGCGACGACCAGCCGCATCACATCAGATTCAAAGTCACGAACAACGGCGCGGACGTCGACTGGGATGTCTGGATCGACGGCGACCTGTTCTCCTCGGGCACCCAAACCTCGCAGGACATGCAAGGCCTCAGCACCGTACGCATCTACAGTCCGGACGGCACCGGCAGCGAACCGGCACGGTTCAGCCACATAGCGGTATGGGACGAAGCGCCGCCGTCGATCGCCGACACCTACGCGGCCGCCAGCGGGCACGCCGGCGAGACCGCCGGGGACCGCTTCGTTCGCATCTGCGGTGAATCCGGGGTCACTGACACGCTGGTGGGCACCGCCGACGACACCGTCCCCATGGGCCCGCAGTTCCGCGGCACCCTCGCGGCCCAATACGAGGACATCCGCGACACGGACGGCGGCCTGATCTTCGACACCGTCGACGGCGCCGGTGTGAGCTACAAAACCGGACCTGACCTGTACAACCAGGCCGCCGCGCTCACCCTCGACTATGCGGCGTACGAGGTCGCACCGCCGTTGCGGCCCGTCCTCGACGACAAGCTCATCCGCAACGACATCACCGCCGAACGCCCCTTCGGCTCCACCGCCCGCGCCGTCGACGAGACCAGCGTCGCCGCCGTAGGCCGCTACACCTCGAAACCGGACACGAACGTGTTCTCAGACCTCATCCTGCCCGCCGCGGCCGGATGGGCGCTGCACGTTGGCACGACCTCGGGCACGCGCTTCGCACAGGTCACCGTCGACCTCGACGCCTCCCCCGCGCTGGTCGACGCCGTCGTAGCCGTGCGCGTCGGGGACCGGATCGACTTGACGAACCTGCCCGCCGAGCTCACACCGAACGCGGCCAGCCTGATCGTCAACGGCTGGGCCGAGCTCGCGGCCGCCGACCGGCGCAAGATCACGTTCAACTGCTTTCCCGAAGCGCCGTTCCACGTGCCCGAGGTGGAGCACGACGACTATGCGGTCATCGACGCCGACGACGGCAAGACGACCGTCCGCACCGCGTTCAACACCGAGACCGGCACTGTGCTCAACGTCCAGAACAACTACGGCACGTTCCTCGGCTACTGGTCATCAAGCGCGATGCCCTACGACATTGTCGTAGCCGGCGTCCGGCTCACCGTTACCGCGGCATTCTCAGACGGCGACCCCAACTTTCACTTCGACGTGGTCAAAGGACCTGTCAACGGCGTCCTCAAGACCATCCCAGTAGGCGCCGAAGTGCACGTGTTCAGCGCCAGCCATATCGGACTGTAGGAGGCCCCATGTCCAGCGCAGGCCAACGACTCGTAGCCGGACGCATCCCCGGCGAGGAAATCGCCCTCACCACCAGCACCAGCGACTCGGGCACCTGGACCACCACCGAAACCTTGGCGGACACCGTCACAGCCGCGGTCGTGTCGGGCCGGATATATAAAATCGTCTGGTGGGGAGGCGTGGCCACCACCGTGGCCGGTGACACCGTGACCATCAGGATGCGAGAAGACAACATCACCGGAACCATCCTCTCCGAACGCAACCACTACCTGCCCACTTCCTCATCAGGCGGATTCGCCTTGTACCACGAGGGCAGATACACCGCAGATGCGACCGAGAACAAAACCTTCGTCATCGGCGGCGTTCGCAACGGCGGCACGGGCACACACCATGCGGACGGCACCGCCACCAGAATCAGGCTGCTCTATGTGGAGTACGTGAGCGGATAGGAGACCCCATGGCCAAATGGAGCGACCTCGCAACCTGGCGAGGCCCCACACCCAACCGCAACACCGGCGGACAGACGGAAGTGCGCGGCCTGGTCGTCCACATCGCCGAAGGCTGGTTCGAGGGCACGATCAGTTGGCAGCGCAACCCCGATGCGGACGTGTCCTCGCACTTCATCGTGTCCCGCGACGGCGAGATCGCGCAGATGGTCGACACCGCCGATGCGGCCTGGACGCAGCGCAGCGGCAACGGCGAGTGGCTGAGCGTCGAATGCGAAGGATTCACCAAGGACAACGACCGCAACCCCGGCGGCTGGGAAAAGCTCTCACCAGCGCAACTGGACGCCGTCGCGCGCATCCTCCACAAGATCCACGTGGTCTATGACGTCCCCCTGCAGACCACGACCTCGACGACGGGCCGAGGCCTCGGCCACCACTCCATGGGCGCCGACTGGGGACACCAGGCCTGCCCTGGACGCCCGATCATCGCCCAAAAGCCTGCCATCGTCACAAGGGCGCTGGCCCTCGAGAATGGAGACGACATGACCCCGGATGACATTGAAGCGATCGCTAAAGCGGTATGGGCTCGCAAGATAGACACCATCGAGGGCCAAGGGGTCGGCTATTCGGCCGACGAGTTCAGCGCGAGTTTCATGCTGGCCTCTGACCACTTCTACGGGTCGCTGTACGGCCAGCGCATCCAGGCCGAGCTAGCAGAGGCCAAGCGTCGACAGGAGGCGATCCTTGCGGCGTTCAAGGGCCTGAACACCTCATCCATCATCGACGCCATCACGAAGCGGTCCGCTGAGGATGCGGCGCGTGATGCCGAGCTCCTGGCGGCCGTGCGCGAGATCGCCTCGGCCGAGGACGCGTCCGTAGAGGCGGTGGTCCAGGAGATCACGCGCAGGCTGGGCGGTGAGACCGATGTCGAATGAGCGCCGTACTGCGCTGCAGGCGGCCGTGGCGAGCCTGCTCGCGGCCGCGGCCGCCTTCGGGTTCATCACCGCCGAGGAGACACAGACCTATGGAGTCGCCTCGGTAGCGCTCCTGGGCGCGGTGTCCTCGATCATGACGGCGGTCAACACGTGGAAGCAACGGGAGATCATGGCCGAGGCGAAGGCGGCCGAGCAGGAAACCACCGAGGATGAGTAGGAATTGGGCCAAGGGTTCGACCCGCGATTGGCGCAGGGTACGCGCTGGCGTCCTGAATGCGAACCAGGAGGCGAACGGGGGCCGGTGCACGCTGCGACTGCAGGGCTGTACCGGCCGCGCCACACAGGCGCACCACACCAGGGACCGTGCCATCGTGGGCGATGACCCGCGCTACCTCGCGGCCGCGTGCGCGCACTGCAACCGCAAGGCGGGCAGGCCCGAGGCCACCAGTCCCAAGCCCAAGCGGGTCTCGCGCTGGTGATCGCGTGGGCCAGGCGGACGTTTACGATTGCGTAAGCGCTGGTCACAGCCTCGAAATCGTGGGTTCAGTGTCCGCCTGGACCACGATTCCGGGAAAAGTTCGGGGGATCGCCGCTCGGACACCCGCCGTCCCCTGTTCTTTTTACACACGCGAGCCGGACTCGGATCGGGGCGAAGGCCCCTAGCGGCCGCGCCAGCGCCGCGATAGAGTGCCCTGGGGCACGTTCTAGCCACAGAACAGGCAAGACAGGTGATCAGGAGACCCCCTCTGACGATTCGTTCACGGGTCAGAGGGGGTCTCTTGTCGTCTGCGTTCCGGCCCTGCCGACCGGTCGTTTCGACCCTGCGAGCCTACTTGCAGGCCTGTTCAGCGGCTATCTAGCGGTCATTCCTGCCCGATTCCAGGCCTATCCTGTGTCAACTTGTCCGTTTCATCCTTCGGATGCTGGGTTCGTTGGGAGCTAAAGCCCCCTCCGATCACAGAGCGTGCATGTGCACGTGCAATCAGAGGGGGACTCTCGTTCGTCTACTTGGGACGCAGTACAGCCGGAAGCCATCGCACGAATTACCGTGCGATCAGGGCGGGATATGCGTGACCTCCACCTGACCGGCTCCCTGTGCCAGTGCCGCGGACCGCGGATAGCGTCGGGAGCTCCACCGATCATGCCGACCTCTGCAGTCGGGCGCCTGGGCCTGCCTTGCGTCCCCGGCGGGGGGACAACGGCGCTCGGGTCATCGCTCCATACATGCGGGCCTAGCCGTAACGCCCTCAAGGGGCCCGCGCCTCTGTGTTTTCGACCTCGCTAGTCGGGCGTATCGACATGCCATCGCCGCACTGTGCGGGTACAGTGAACCCCTGAAGTTGTCGGACTGGAGGGCCCGGGAATTTCGCCCGGCGCCGAGGTTTCCTAGACCTCGACGCCAGACCGTTTGCAGCACTTGCTACACGCGGACCCTACCGCCTCGATAGGGGCGGTGTCCGCGACTTGTGGCCCGCGTTCGCTGAGAGCGAACAACGCGACGGCGCCGGCGCCCTGCGCGGCGTCGGCCGCGCTGGTCGGCGATCCAGAAGATGAGGATGCCGGCCAGGGAGCCGAAGGCCACCATGCTGATAGCGGCGCTCATGAAGAGCGCGAGCAGGACTGTCACAGTCGCCTCGCCGCCGATCGCACGATCAGCGTCGTAGGACACGGCATGATGACCCGCCCGCCGTCCTCGCGCCTGCAGTGCTTGCACACCGACCAGGCGAACCCGCCACCAGGCGGGGTGTGCTGCTCCGCGGTGTGGAGCTGCAATATCCGCTCGATCACGCGCGTGGCCTCGGCGATATCCAGGGTCATTCGCCGTAGCCTTCGATGATCCGCATGGTGCGGCACGGCGCCGGCACAGGCTGGCCGACTGCGTTGCGGCACGACACGCAGCATTTCTGTCGGTACTCGGTCGGGGTCCCGTCCGCGCCCTTGCGCACCCAGGCTTCCACGGCGCGGTGCTCCTGGGCTATGGCGTTCAGCATTCGCTCTGCGAGCTCGAGCTCACTGATAGCTTCGTCGGCCACGTCGCCGAGCTCGGATTCGTCGAAGTCGTTCACGTCCTCATTGTCCTCGGCGCCGGCCTCCATGTGCGAGGCCTTCGCGTCCCACAGCTCGGCGACGTCATCATCATCCGACGCATCGGCCACGATGGCGGCCGCCTGGTGGGCCACCGTCCCACCGATATAGGTCCCGCCGGAATAGGCGGGTCGAGCGTTGTAGGCCTCCTCGCATTCCGCCCAGGACGGCGCCGCCTCGCAGGCCGCGGCGAGGTAGGCGGCGCGGTTGCCCATCGGCGTGTAGGCCTCGGGGATCGGCGCGGCCAGCTCCGCGGCAACGGCGGCGTCGAGCTGGTCGGCGGCGACGGCCTCGGCCCACGACATCGGGGCGGCGGCGACGGCGTCGTCGGGCTCCACGTGGCACATGTCGTTGTTGCACGCGTAGCACTTGACGTCGGATTCCTTGGGGCCGTCCGCGTGGAGCTTGACCAGCTCGGCCGGATTCGTGCACGAGCAGTCGCACGCGCATTCGAGCGACACGCCCGGCGTTTCGTTCTGGGAAGTGGCCTTCCCGAAAGCATTGAGCACCCGGCGCGCCAGCCGCATCGAAGCGGGCGGGTCCCCGGCGGTGGCGAACGTCGCGTAGGCGACCACGTCAACCGCGTGTCGGGTGATGTTGTCCAGGTGCTTGTCCGGCTCGAACGCGGTCAACGCGCTGGCGTAGCGCACGGCCACGCTGGCGGCCTTTGCGCACGCGTCCGCGGCCCACACCTGGCCCTGGTCGGCGAACGGGTACGACTCGAGCTCGGCGGCGGCGGTCCGCGCGGTGAACAGGTCCTGCACGGTGGGCTCGGCGACGCAGATCGTCGCAGCCTCGACTGCGGCCTCGGCGAGGGTGTGGAGGGTGGAGGGCGCCTCGATAGCGCGCAGTACGGTCTGGGCCGCGGTGATCGCGAGGCCGACGTGCAAGCGCGCCCGGTCCTGTGCGGAGAGGTCGACGTTCCCGGTCCCGGCGATCCGCGGGCCGATCGCCCACAGGCGGGCCTGGCAGTCGCCGCAGATGGCAGGGGTGGGCAGGTGGTCGCACATGCGGTCATTGAGGGACCGCGCCATGGCCGCCAGAACCACGTCCACACTGGAGTGATGGTCGCTCACGGTGCGGTCCGCGTTGAATCCGACCGCTTCGACCAGGCAGAAGTCCCCGGTCTCATCGGTGCTGGTGAGGTGTGCGCCGCGGGTGAGCCGCGGGCGGAAAGTGAGTTCCATGCGAGCCACAATAACACAGGTTCCTAGGTATCTGAATACCTAGAGGTCTGATAGATTGGTCCGATGAACGAAGCAGAGATTCCGCCGGAATTCATCCGGGTAGGCCTGGCTAGCGAGGCTGTGAAGCAGAACAAATACGCCCGTTGGGCCGAGGAGATGAGGCGGCACGGTTGGGATGCTCGCCAGCCTACGCCCGGCATGGTGCGCGCGCTAGCCCTGCAAGACGCTGCAAAACGGGCCGAAGCGGCACGATCCGAGGCCACAAAGGAGAACGCGCGGTGAGGCTTGCGGTAGCCGATCCTCCATATCCTCCGTTCATCGGTTCGGGCGGACGCAAGAATCGGGCCTCACGTTGGTACGGCACCGGGCAGCGTTCCCGCAAGGACAAGCCAGCGGACGTGCACCCTGAGGCTGCGGTGTGGGACGATCCCGCCGCGCACCGCGCGCTGCTGGAGCGGCTGTGCGACGAATACGACGGGTGGGCCATCGCCACCAGTCCGGACGGACTGGCGGCGTACGGATCGC